GTGATTGCCATTTGGGTTTATAGCTTCTACTCGCCAATTGCTTTCCTTAGTTATCAATGTATTAAAGCATTGAAACTCTTTGTAATTAATAATCCTTGAATGTGCATAAAGCTTTAATGAATCTATTGATGTGCTTTGTTTAACATCTTTTGTTGCGTGTGCCGGTGTAATACCCATTACACATAGCACGGCCAAAACCATCAAACATCGGCTGCGAGCTATCCGGCTCACCGGCTCGCTACCTCGTGTAGATGGTAATGATGCTGTCAAACACCGAGCGTAATCTTGGGCGATTCCAACAGGTTTCGCACACCTGTGCATAACACCTGTGGATAACTTTCTCATTGGCTTAACTCAGCAATCCGGGCATCATCAACAATCTTGATGCCAAATGTGCCACATCCCATGCATTGTGCAAACCATTCATGCTCTGTTAATTCAGCACCTTTCTTTAATCCAAAGCGTTGCTTAGGCTTTCCGTAAAGCTTCTTGCATATTGCGCAATCAAATTGCAGGATGTGCATAGTTGCTCCTCGCTAATGTCTCAATGGGTTGCAGATTAGCCTGTGGCACAGTCCAATTGTTTTGGCTGGTGTTTTTGTATCTTGGCTTCTTGGCCACAGCTACGGGCATCCAGCCCACAATGTGCATCTTTGGTGCGTTGCCTGTCACTAACACAGCAATGTCACGATCTTCTCGATCGCTTTCTTGAATCCACAAATTGCTGTTGGGATTGGCTGACCATTTGACCTCAATATGTTCGCCCACATCGGCCTTGGATTTATCCCATGTAATGCCAGGTTGGTAGTCATAACCCAAACGCTTGGCCACAACCATCTCAGCCAACATTGATTCGCCCATTTGTGCCACATACTCAAACCAAGAAAGGTTTTTGATTATGCGAGAGCTGTGGTCGGCTGACCTGTCATGGCAATGTGATATGGCTGCAATCATGCATTGCACTTCCTCAATGCGATCTATCATCGGCAATCCCCACAAAACCAAATAATATTTTCTGTGCGGTCATAGCCTTTTTGATAACCGAAATTATCAAATTTGACCAGCCTTGAGCATTTGTCACATTGCTCCACTTTGTATTCTGCAATGATCACGCCATCTTCCATAAGTGTGCAGGTCATAGTTCTTGGATTAATCATTTCAATTGGGCCGCTCATGATTAAACCTGTGGCTTAAAAGTGCCATCGCTGGTGAGCACATACCATTGAGGTTTGCATTGCTTTTCTTTAATTTTCTCGCTGCAAAAGTAACCCGCCCATGCCTTTGGTGCATCGGGTTTGCTTTGATTCCATCGCATTGATCCATGTGCGCACATTGGCACGCCATTGACCGCCCATCCAGTTTCATCAGCTTCTTCGGCTTCTTCTCTGGTCTTATAGCTTGGCACATCGCCATGCTTTGTTGTCCAGTAGTCATAGTCGGCAGCTGGTGTTTCGGTCTTAACCGATGCCATAACTTCTTTTGTGGCCTTCTCCGTGCCACCCATAACCAAAGCCATCACGCGCATCAAAGCTGAGGTGCAGGTATCTTCAACCATCCAACGCCTCATTTTGTCGCTGTAAGCTGCAAGAAACCCATGTGCATAATCAATGCCGGCAGGATCAATCTCGGTCTGATTGCGCCATGCTTTAGCTTGCACCAGCACATATCCTTTTTCTGCATTAAATTCGACTATGTGCGTTTCAAGCCGGCCTTGCGGGTATGTGGCAATCCACCTGTCAGTCCGCTCTTTATTGCCTTCGTATGAGTCCATGAACGCCATTAGCGCACCGCCTGACCTGATGCATGGCGGCCTACGGCCTTGCCTCGCTGATAGCCATCTTTGTGGCCTTCTTTGTATCCAACCGCATAGCTGCAAATGGCCCACAAAATGCAAGCCAGCACCATAAATATAAACACACCAATTTCACCTGATGTCATTTTTTGCTCCCGTTTCTGGGAGCCGTGTCTCAGCTCCCAAATACAGAGTGACAGGCACAGCCGACATTTTCAAGAATCACGCTCAAATCATGGCGTGTCGTTACCGCTTAAACGCCGTTCAATAGTTTTTTCATATTCTGATTTTGGTTTGTCTTTGAGGCCATTTGATGCCAACACACCACCCAATGAACCGGTAAGAAAGATTGCCAAAGTCTTTAGCAAATCAATGAAAGCTGCATCATTAGGAGATTGGTTGCCAATTGGTTGAGTCACAAAAATCAAAGCGTAAGTAATGCCTAAAGTAACAACGAGAAACACAATGGCCAAAACCGAGCCAATTAGAAACATAAGCCGCGCTTTGATGTCTTCTTGGCTCAATCGTTCTTTATTTTTGGAGGCCATCACCAATCACATCCTCGGTGCAGGTGCCAGTTACTTGGCATTGTGGTTTTTGACATTCCGGGTTTTTCCAATTCTCAAATTCTTGGCATGGATACCTGACCCATCCATCATAACCACACCCGGCAAGGCTTAGCGATAAACCTAAAGCTAAACCTGCCGCGCGTAGCTTCAAAATCACTTTCCAGTTGATCCAAATGCTTTGTCAGCTGGATTGAGCCAGCGCAAAATGACGGGCACAACAGCTGCCACGCCACCCATTGCTATTTGCTTCCAATCTCCACCAGCCATATAAACGGCCAATGCAGCTGCGATGTATGAGCGAGCCCATGATGCGGCAATTGCTTTTGCTTTATCCATTATTTTTCTCCTTTTGGTCGGTCGGGCAAATCACCCGAAAACGCGCCATAAGTTGGTCGGCCGTAACCGACAACAAATGACCTTGCTCCCAAAGTTCTTGATTTAACCATAACTTCGCCGCCATTGCGTTGATCTCCACCACCGCTGGTGTTGCCTTCAATTGTCACAATCTGTTTTTCCGATGCCCGGATAACTAAACCAATGTGATTGATTGTTACCTTGTCATCAATGATAAAATCGAAAAACACAAAATCACCAATCTTTGGTGTTTCATGCCATTGCTTGTTTTTTTTAAATGCCTCAGCTCCGGCTTTGGTGCTGACCACATTTGGCACTTTCACACCAGCTTGATCCGCGCACCAATTGAGAAATGACCCACACCATGGCAGCTTGTCGGCTTTCATGTGTTTGCCATACTTTGTCTCGTTGTTTCCAGTCTCAGCTGTGCCAACCTCGGCAAGAGCGATTTGGATCAATCGAGGCAATGTACCTTGTGGGAAATTACTCATGGAGCTGTTGGAAATTTCGCATCATCAGCCAATCCACCTTGTGCAGGCAAATCGCGCAACGCTTGGCGATAAGTAGCCCATGCAGATTTATCAACAGGCGAATCTTCTAGTTGTGTCCAGTCTGTTTGGCTTAATTCACGATTACGCCATAACTTAATCTGTTCCCATTTTTGTTCATTTGTTGCATCGGGAAATGATGGATTGAAAAAAAATGTCATTTATTCTACCTCATAACTAAAGTTCAAGAAAAAAACGTCATTGGTTGTCCAAGTGAATGGAGTTGTTCCACCAACAAAAGTACGAGAAGCGTTACTTCATGATGTACTCATTGCATATACTTGAACATTGTTTTGATCTTCAAAAACTGTTGTCCCCCAATAAAAATCAGTACCAAAATCCTGAAAAGTACAAGACCCGATTTGTGCCCCGTTCATTGCAAACGCCTGAAACGGAATACTAAAACGCGGAAAAGTTGAAACGCTAGATGTGCTGCCTAAAGTTAATTGAATTCTAACGGAGCAAAATTTACCAATTCTTATATATTTACCAACAATAGTTCCATTACCTAAAGTTATTGATTGCAAAGTTGGTGTATAAGAAGTCCAAACTCCACTATTCCATTTTAGTCCTGTGCTTTCGCTTGCAAGTGCCTGCAAAAATCCATAATCTCCGCCAATTGCGAGGCGGGCAGGTGTGTCTGCTGCCGTTGCTGCAATAAGATCGCCTTTTGCATCAACAATTGTGTTTTGGATTGCGTTGGCATCATCTGATGTGACCCACACAAAATCCATGTCGGTGTTTGAATTTTTAGCCAAAACTTGACCTGATGTGCCACCTAATAAATCGGCCATTGATGTGGCAACAGCTTGCCCAAAGACTTCAAAGTCAGCAGGTAAATCTGTTACCAAATCCGTTGCCGTAGGCATTTGCCACGAAAACGGGGTTGTTGGATTGCTCATTTTTTCTCCTTACGCTACGACTAAGGCATCTGCCCAATTTAGGCTTCCGCTAATTGTGTTCCATTGTTCTGCAATTGCGACATCTTGCCATTGCATGGCTTGCAATGAAAATGCCAATGGTGAAAGTAAAGCGGTTACTGATACCGAATTGTAGGAGGCACGCCATGACCATCCTTCGACAAATCCAAGATATGTGCCGGAGGCCATGTTGAGTGGCAAATCCGCAATGCGCAATGGCAACCCCATAAAAATGCTAATTAAGGCATCGCGGTCAGCATCATCAATTTCAGAGTTTGTCAGCTCAAAAGTGATTTGATTAAACATTGCCTGAGGATACGATCTTAGAGTGAGATAAAACGCTGCCTGACTTTCAGCATCGGCTTGATGCTTGATGGTTGTGCTGATAATTTGAGCCAATCGCCCATATAAGCCAACCGAGGTTGCATCAGTATCTGTGACCTCGGAGGCTGAATTGGTGCCATATTTGATAACAATTTCATTTCGAATGTCACCAGCTCGAGTCTGAACAAAGAGTGAATTGGCAATGGCCTGAGCTGCCGATACATCGGTGTAGCCATTGGTGGCCAGATAAATTGAGCGATGGTCTGCCGAGGCATAGGAGATTTGGCCTTGAGCGTTTTCGTAGATATAGCCCAATCCCGATGTCGCTAGAGCTGATACCAATGAATAAACATCAATTGTGGATGATGAGCGTTGTGCCAATTCATAGCTGCCGGGTGTGTCAATTTCGCCCAATCCTGTGTTTTCTGCATTCTGCCATTGGGTCGTTGAATCATAGGCTGCCCATGTCAAAGCTGCTGGCACTTCATTCCATGAGTTAATGAGCAAATCGGTCAGAATGGTCAGAATCTGATCCCCATCAAAATCCTGTGTGAGTACGCCATCGGTTAAGGCTTTTGGCAATCTGGACAAAGCTCCAAGAGCTGTAATGGACACCGATTGATTGATGCCAACCACGCCCGAGGCTGCAATACCAATGCCAAAATCAACTACTGTGCCACCAAAAATTGGCACAAATGTAGCTGTGGAATTTTGCAATTCAATAGTCACCGAATCATTGATTTCAATGTCAATGTTGGATTGATCCAAATTGATTAGCTCAAGGCTCACATATCCGGCATTTGCTTGCTCGTAAATGTTTGTGCGCCCGGTGGTGATTGAAAGATTGGCCAAGGCGTAGTTTGTGTATTCAATGCCGCCAATTTTAACGCGCCAAACAGGATTGAAAATGCTCATTAAATGCCAACTAGATTTGATGCACCATTGGTGCCACGATAATAAGAATTATTGAATGCATCGGTTGCTGCACGGGTAAAACCTTCCTCATCAATAATTGATGCAGCATTGACATTAATTACAATTCTTTCAGCTGTTGAAAGCCCACCGGTTGCAGCTGTTCGGGCAATAGCTGCTGCCTCGCGTGCAGCTCTCAATCTTTCGGTTTCGGCCTTTAGCGCTTCACGCCTTAAAATGGCAGCTTGCATTGCTGGTGAATAGGCACCAAGCGGTGCGCCGGTAAATGTGCGCGGATCGTTGCCGGGCATAAATGTTGTTTCACCGCCACCACCACCGCCACCCCCGGCAAACGGATCACCACCGATCTCTGGTTCAAATTCTCCAACGCCAACTTTTAAACTCTTGGAATTATCTCCACCACCAAAGAATCGTGTTACTGGATTATCTTTAACAAAATTTACAAATTCTTTCATCTTTGTGACTGTGGATGTAATGAAACCAACAAGCTTTGAAAAACCTGTTACAAGCCCGCCAACGAGTGTGCCAATTACTTCAAGAGCTAGTTTGAAAGTACCGCCCAAAAGTGGAGCAAGGTACTTCTTAATGAAATCCCACACTTTAGCAAGCGCATCATAAAACGGCTGCAATTCAGCTGAATTCTCTGAAAGTGCTGTTTTGATTTTATCGAATGCAGATTTGAGTCCAGCAAGGATTGGGCCTACAACTGAGCCGATGGCCGGGATAATTTCCTCATATAAAAATCTCCACCATGTGGTTAAGATTGGCAGTAAATCATCGCGGATTACTTTAAAAATGGCAGCAAATGCTGGCCCCAATGTTTTGCCTAAATTGTTTGCAAAATCAGTAATTGCTGGAATGCCTTTATTTACAAAGCCGTTAAGCAATGGTGTGAGTGCATCGAGCACATACGATCCAACAGTTTCTTTGGCTTCATCAAATGCCACATTTAATCTAAGCATTTTGCCTTCAAAAGTATCGGCTTGCTTTGATGCTTGGTTTTCAAATGTGCCGGCTAATTTGGCTGTGATTTGCTCAAATGACATAGTTTTCAGCTCTGCTGCACTAATGCCCACGCCTAGTTTTCCAAGAGCTGTATTCTGGCCTTCTGCGCTTTTTGCAAGCGCATTTGAAACGGCCTCCAAAGATTTTCCAGACCCGGCTGAAATATCCAAAGCCAAAGCTTGTAATTCTTGTGCTCGAGTTACATCTTTTGTGCTTCTCAATAGGCGGTCAAATGATGGCCTCAATTCATCATCGGTTTTTCCGGTCAATAAAGATGTCTTAAGAATCTGGGCCTCGACAGCTTTGATTTGTGCATTTGTGGCACCGGTGACATTTTGCAAAGTGGTGGCCAATTTAGTTTGTGCAGCTTCATCAGCAATGGCAGATTTCACACCATCAATGAGCAATTTGCTGGCATAGGCAGCAGCAGCCACACCAGCAGCTGCAAATGCGAGTCCGGCTTTTTTGCCAAAATTGCCAATTTTATCGCCAAAGCTTTGAACCTCGTTTGAACCGGTATTGAGGCTCTTTTTGAGTTGATCTACATCGGCAAGAATCGAGAGCTTGAGTGTTCTACTTTGACCGGCCATCACCACTCCTTCAAAATCTTAGTAAATGCATTTTCC